GATGATGGTGTTGTTACTGATAAAGAAATAGATGATTTAGAAATACACGAAGCAAGAGGTAAAACTATTGCATTTACATTTGGTAGATTTAATCCACCAACTATTGGCCATGAGAAACTTATTAATAAAGTAAAATCTGTAAGAGCAGATGATTATAAAATATTTTTAAGTAGAAGTGAAGACCCTAAAAAGAATCCATTATCGCCAAGACAAAAACTGGCGTATATGAAAAAGATGTTTCCTAGTCATGCTAGAAACATAGAAATTAATCCTACTAATATGATATTAGACATAGCAACTATGTTACACAATAAAGGTTATTCAGAAATCTTTATGGTAGTTGGTAGTGATAGAGTAAGAGAATTTGAAACCATACTAAACAAATACAATAATGTAAAATCAAGACATGGTTATTATAACTTTGATAACATTAATGTATTGTCAGCAGGCGAAAGAGACCCGGACGCTGAAGGTGCTGTTGGTATGAGTGCAAGTAAAATGAGAGCTGCGGCTGCCAAAGGTGATTTAAATAGTTTTAAAAAAGGATTACCTAGAGGTGTTGACGCAGATTCAATAATGAAAGATGTCAGACGAGGAATGCGATTGGCTGCTAACTATATGTATGTACAAAATGTTAGACCTATTGCCAGCATGGAAGAGTTTGAACAACAACAAATAAGAGACCTTTATATCAGAGAACAAATATTTAACATCAATGAAGAAGTTGATTATGTAAAAGAAGATATAAAAGGTAAAGTAGTTAGAAAAGGTACAAACTATATTGTACTAGAAGATAAACAAAACAATTTACACAAAGCATGGATATGGGATTGTATTCCTATAACAGCAGATAGAGAGGTAGAAGTGAGAGAATATGACACTAATGTTGATTATGGCTTCGAGGCCGTATCAGATATAAAAGAAGATTTAGACGCACAACCACAAGATAAAGATGTTAAAAAGGTAAAAGGCACACAGCCTAAGAAGTATTACAAATCTTTAAGTAAAGACACGAAAAAGAAAAGAGCGGATTATTTTAAAAATAAAGACACAACTAAAAATGATAATAGACCAGCACCAGGCGATAAAGGCGCTAAAACAAAACCTAGTATTCATACACAAAAATACAAAAAAATGTTTGGTGAATTTAAAAATGATTTAGGTGAGGCGTGTTGGAAAGGTTATAAACAAGTAGGATTTAAGAAAAAAGGTGACAGACAGGTACCTAATTGTGTGCCTGAGAGTATGAGTCTTGAAGACGCTAAAAAGGTTGAGGGTTATGTACCAGAATCATATGAGATTGGTGCTGACTATGCAAATCACACAAAAGATATAACTCCAGGTGAAACACCTAATGAAAAACCAGTAGATAGTAAAGTCAGAGCTAGCCAAGCGGCCGAAAAGGTAACTGAAAAAGATATAAGAGAATGGGCTGCTTCAGATGATACCGTTTATAAATATAGGGAACGATATAAAGAGGAAGCAACAGCTAAATTAAAAGAAGTCGTTGCTAAGATGATAGAGAAACTATAATGAAGACCTTTAAGGAATATGAAGATATAGATAAAGTGTGTGAGGAGACCATTTTTGAACATGAGGCCGAAGGCATTTACGAGGCTGAATATCAAGGGAAAAAGGTCAAACTTAATGACCCAATTAGAGGTGGTAGTAAGAAGTTTTATGTGTATGTGAAGAACGAAAAAGGTAATGTAATAAAGGTTTCTTTTGGAGATACGACAGGTTTAAGTATTAAAAGAGATGACCCGGCACGAAGAAGGTCTTTTAGAGCAAGGCATAATTGTGATAATCCAGGTCCTAAAACAAAAGCTAGATATTGGTCATGTTATCAATGGAGAGCGGGAGCAAAGGTAAATAACTAATGAGTAGATATAGAAAATTAATGAGCGAAGCGCTCAATGAGGTTAGAGCATTTGAGGTTGAGGATGCTGATTACTTAAAACCTAGATTAAACCCTCAACAAATAGCAAATATTAAAAAAGTTTTTCAAAAGAAAAAAGCTTCTGACATAACTCAATCTGTAAAAGATATGATTAAAAAGATGGATATTCCTACTCAATTAGCCATCAAACAAGCAGACATACCTCATTTATCTAAATTAGTTGAAGAAGATTTATACGAAGTAGTAATGTCACCATCAATGATTAGAAGATTAAAGCAAGAATTTGAATCATTGAGAGGTAAAAAAATAACTGGTGCAAGAGCAAAACAACTTATGAATATTCTTGATAAATTAACTGATAGAAATTTAGAGTTATTGGCAAAACAAAATATACCTTTTGTTTCTAGTGGTTCTGAAACTAAATTAAGAATGAGAAAAATGATGAAAAATGTAAAAGTTAAAGTTACAGATGTTGCTCCATTTATGAAAGAAGATAATGAGTTTGATGAAGACCAGTTTAATCTTCAAATAGACGAAGGCAGAATGTCAGACATAGACGCAATGAGAAAAGCAGGTGCTACAGCGGCCGAGATTGCAAAAGAATTAAAATTGCCAGTAAGAACTGTAAAAGATATTTTAGGCGAAGAACTTACCGAAGAAGAAGGCGAAGAAGAAAAATTAAAAAAAGAAGTAGAAAAAAAGAATGATGAGATTGCATTACTTAAACAAAAGCAACAACAAGATAAAGCAAAGGCAACTAAATCTGCTACTCAAAAGATGGTTAATCCTGAAACAGGTGAGCCATTACTTCAAGTTGGTATTGCATACAAACATTTAAAAGCAAAATTAGATAAAGAAAAAGAAGAAAAAAAACAAAAAGAAACTTCACAAAAAATTAAAGACCTTGCATCCGATAAAAAAGGTTTAGAAGAATCAAATGCCTCTGACAAAGCAAAGGCAATGGGTTTAGATTACATGAAGTTTGGTCGTTATGGTAAAGACGGTAAAGTAACTCACAAAACTTCAGGCGATAATCTAGTTAAAGTTGGTAAAGACGATAAAGAACCATCTGGCTCTGGTGATAAAGATGTTGATGACATTAATAAAAGTTTAGCTAAGGCAAGAGGTGATAGAAAAAATAAAGATGTTGATGATGTAAATAAATCACTAGCTAAAAATAGAGAAAAACAAAGAATAAAAGATTTTATGAAAGGCCTTGAAGATGGCACACTAGAAGATGATGATGGTCCTATTGAATTAGATTTTGATGACGAAGAATCATTTGTAGCGGCTGCTGAAAAAGCAAGAACTATGGGGCTTGATGACCTCGCAGATGATATTGATAGTGTAGGTGGTCGTGTTATGGAATATGATATAGATAAAGCTCAAGCAGAATATCAAGACATGATAGCAAAATATTCTGGTAAACCAGTTAAGGCGTTAGAGTATTCAAAAAAGGCAGACGAAGCAATTAGTATGATGTCTGACCAAACTTATGCTATGGATGCTGCTCCTTTTGCAGATGATTTATCTGGTACATTATCTATTATGAAACAGATGGTTGATTCAGATGATACACCGGGTGAAGCAGGTGGCGGTAATTCAAATCCTAAAAAAGGTTTTAGACCTGAAGTAATAGACACACTACAAAGTGTTAGTGATATTATGGACCATGCAGCTCAATTAGAAGATGAAACTGATAATGAAAAAGTAAAAGATATCTTATCTCAAATGCAAGGTGAATTAGATTTTATAAGTGATATAAGCGCTGACCATGATAACTATACAAAATCTCATAAAGTAAATGGTTCTATTGACTCTATGATAGATTTAAATAAACAATTACAAAAAGAATTAAAAAAAGAAAATCAAGGTGTTCCAAAAGAACCAAAAGTACCTAGTCAATCAGAAATGCAAAAAGATTTAGAAGATATGGTAACAGACGGCATGATTGATGTTGAGGTAGATGGTGACACTATATCAATGTCAAAAGAATATGAGCCATCACAAGAAAGAGAAGCTGAAAGGGACGCTAAAGCAATTAGAGATTATTTAAGAAAAAAAGGTATTAAAGTAAAAAAAGATGATGTTGAAATAGAAAAAGATGACGAGTATATACAAATTAATGTAAACAAAGACATCAATGAAGAAACAATAAAAGAATTTAAAAAAATGAGAGTTATGATTAGAGATATGGATAAGCGAAAGAAAGCTATCGCAGATTTAATCAAACAAAAATTAGGTGTTTCAGTAAACGCTGGTATTATTAGAGTTGATGGCAAAGGTAAAGATTTAAATAACTTTGCAAAAGACTTAATGAATTTTTATGGTGCTAATGTGGTTGCAGAGGCAGACCTATCTAAATCACAAATTAAAAAAGTCCATAAAATGGCAGATGAGTTACCTAAAAAAGATTTTAAAGACCGTTATGGTAAAGAAAAAGGTGACGCTGTTAGATATGCAACAGCAACAAATATAGTAAAGAAAAAATTAGGCATAGGAGAAAGTGCCGCTGCTGCCGAAATACAAAAAAATAATACTAGACGAGATAGTATGGATTATAA